TGACTTGTTTATAAGATGGTAAGTCTTTAAATGTATGCAAGTGGTAAGGTGTGCAGAAAGCATACGCATCAGGGTGATATAATTTAGTCTTAGGATCAAATGACACATCATGACAAGTCTCAATAATCTTATAATGTCTACTTGGTCTATAGAGTTCACTCATTATGTGAGCATCGAACCGCTCGGATGGTTCGTGAATGTGAATGATGTCAGGATTAAAATCTTTAATAATATTAAAGATCTCAGTCTTGTCCTCAAACAAAGTATAAAAGTTATTGCCTACTAATTTTATAATCTTATCTCTTTGCACCACATAGTCTAAACTGTAGCAAGTATACTCAACCACGCAGACATTAATGTATTCTTGCATCACCTCAATAGTCTTGAGCACAAAGGCAGGCATGCCCCCGGTAGATAGGTGAGGGACTAGGTATAATACTTTATTGGGCCTGATCATTTTTAGCATCTCATCTTTTCTTTTCTCACCATGGTAGAATAATAATTTGTCCTCACTTGCAGGCACCCTACCCCAATCACCTATCATGTAGTCTTGCCCAGTAAAAATATTATTATGGTCAATCAAGTTGACTAAATCAAGTCCTGCGTTCATATAAATATATGGTAAGCCCTTTTGAATATTATACTTCCACAATAGCACATTGGCTATGGTCTCCTCATTATAGGCTGCGTAGTAACTATTATCAGCCATCACTTCTGGGTGTATGCACATTTGGTACCACTCATCCAAGAAGTCAATGCAGTTTTTATTAGCCACAAAGTAGCCTGTCTGCCTGTATCGTTGACGTACATATTGGTCCACACCAAACAGCTCGCAAGCCGGGTGCTCAAGTGTGGTGCTTAGGTCATCTCTGCTCTCAGCCCCTCCCCTACCATTTACATGCAAGTAGTCATAGATGCCCTCCACAAAATAGGGGTGGCTTGACTCATCATCGAACATATTAAATATATTATCTACATACTTTGTTGCAACTGAGTCGGAGTCAACATAGGCCACCGTGTAAGCAAAATTGTTTATAGCATCCTTGACAATAAGTGGGCGTTGAATTAAAAGCTTATAGATATTAATATCTGATCGGTCAATGAATTTATTTTGCTTAGTCTCTGCCACATCGCAGTCCCATCTAATGGTAAAGGTTGCCCCTTTAATCTGTCTGTCTGAGTTTAGCATATATACTAGAGTTGGAATGCTAGTATAATAATTTAATGATTCTACACATGCCTCCACAGTATCAGCATATGAGTCAGTTGCATATAGTACGAATGCTTGCTTCATTGAGCAAAATTAATTAATATTGTATCAAATACAAATAAAATGACAATAGAAGTTAGCTTTGGCGAAGTGCTAGATAAAATATCTATATTAGCCATTAAATTAAATGAAATTAAAGACGAACAGAAGCTTAAAAATATTCAAAAAGAATTCTCGTCTATAAGTGGTAGAGTACCACAAGATGCATTTAGCGACCCCTTATACTTTGAGTTATGCAAGGTCAATCAAACACTTTGGAAAGTAGAAGATAAATTAAGGGAGCATGAGCAACTTAATAATTTTAATGAGGACTTTATAAACTTAGCTAGAAGTGTTTATGTATTAAACGATAGAAGAGCTACTCTCAAGAAAGAAATAAACATTAAAAATGGCTCAGAATTCATAGAAGAAAAATCTTATAATAATAATTAGTAATTTTACATACTTTAATAAAATAACAATGGCACAAATAGAAGAAGAAGAATTAACAAGATTAAAAGAAGCAAGTAATTCATTACGTGAATCTCGCTCAACAATTGCAGACATTGAGATATCAATGCATCGTCTAGAAAGCAAGAAGAAAGCAGTTCTTTTTAATGCAGAACAAGCTGCTGAGCAACTTAATAATATCCAGGAGGAGCTTCAACAAAAATATGGCAACATATTAATTGACCTTGCTACCGGAGAAATCAAAGATAACGATGGTAATTCGTAAGCTATCCATAGGCGTTGACTACAAATCTGCTATGCATTATTTGCAAAGTCAATCTGTGTTGAACGATAACTACATCATTCATTTAATTAAGATTACAGATAGTGGGTCCTATCAAATCTACATTGAGAAAAACAATGAGATTATTCTTTGGAAAGAGATAGGTGCTTATGTTCCTGTTATAATTGAATACGATATTTCATTTTAATTATGAGGTCACCTCAATACTTTGTCATCAAGTCGAAAGATGGCCATCGATACGATAACGTACGTAATGGTATAATTATTTCTACATCAAAAGAAGACCATATAGTTACTACTCGTGAGGCCATAGTTATTGAAACCCCTATTGGGTACGATGGCCCTATTGAGATAGGCGATGTAGTCCTAGTTCACCACAATACATTTAGACTTTACTTTGACATGCAAGGGCGTGAGAAGTCATCATGGAATTATTTTAAAGATGACTTATTCTTTATCGATGATCCGTACGCATACAAAAAACCCGATGGTCAATGGAAGGGAATAGGTAGATACGTGTTTGTTTCTCCTATCCCTAACAACCAGTCAGGTATTACCACTACAGATACAGAGATGCCTCTTGTAGGCATTATTAAGTTTGGTAATGATGAAATGCTTGAACTAGGATTAAAAGAGGGAGACAACGTCGTATTTGAGCCTGAGTCTGAGTATCCATTTCATGTGGATGGAGAGAAAGTTTATCGCATGTACACCAAGAATTTGACAATTAAATTAAATGAATAAGATAACAGAATTAAAGAAGAAGATAATTAATTCTGGATACAAAGCTGTTGAAGAATTAATTAAGGTTGCAGAAGAACAAATTGTTACTCACATGGAGGATGATCTATCTGCCGACAAATTAAAGAATGCTGCGGCAGCTAAGAAGTTAGCTATTCTTGATGCCTTTGAAATACTTAAACGTATTGAGGAGGAGAGTAATATTATTGAAGGTATAGTAGTAGAGAAAAGTGCAATAAATAAAGGTTTTGCTGAAAAATACGCTAATAAAATTAAATAACATATTATATTTATGAGCTTATTCAGAAAAATAGAAAATATTATTCCAGATAAGATTTTAAAAAAACGAAATGCTAAAAATGATTGGGCATATGGTTTTGATAAAGAATATGATATTGTAATTATATCTAAGGATGGTACTATTGGCGATATCTATGAAATACAAAATTTAAAAGTAGCCCTTCCTGTTATTCCAGAAAAAATTGATTATAAATATAATAAATGGCAATTTGAAGAATACCCTCGTGAACTATCTCGCATAAGAACTCAGTTTGATTGGGCTCGTCGTGATACTACATTTAAGTCACAATGGGTTGATTATATTGAGGAGCAATTTAAACGTCGTGAGCAAGGCTATTGGTTTATCAATAATAAAATACCAACCTATATAACGGGTAGTCATTACATGTATCTGCAATTTACAAAGACGGATGTAGGGAAACCTGACTTTCGTGAAGCCAATCGTATATTTTATTTATTTTGGGAGGCTTGTAAAGCTGACAATAGATGTTTTGGAATATGTTACCTTAAAAATCGTCGTTCAGGATTTTCATTTATGGCATCTTCTGAAGTTATAAATATTGGGACATCAACAAGAGATTCAAATATCGGTATTATGTCAAAAACTGGTACTGATGCTAAAATGATGTTTACTGGTAAAGTTGTACCAATAATAAATAACTATCCATTCTTTTTTATGCCTACTAGAGATGGTAACACATCACCTGTTACCGAGTTAGCATTTAGAGTACCTTCTTCTAAGATAACACGGAAGAATATGGAAAATGAAAATGAAGAAGAGGTAGAAGGGTTAGATACAAATATCACATGGAAAAATACAGCTGATAACTCTTTTGATGGTCAGAAATTAAAATTGCTAGTTGAAGACGAAGCAGCAAAACTTGAAAAACCAAATAACATTTTAAATGGTTGGCGTGTGAGAAAAACTTGTCTTCGGTTGGGTTCTCGTATTATTGGTAAATGTATGATGGGTTCTACATCCAACGCACTTGATAAAGGTGGTGACAATTACAAAAAATTATATGAGGATTCAGATGTAAGAAAAAGAAATAAAAATGGTCAAACAATATCAGGTTTATATTCACTATTTATTGCAATGGATTTTAATTATGAAGGATATATTGATGAATATGGACATGCTGTTTTAGAAGACCCAATAACTCCAGTTAAATCTGCTCAAAGCGGAGAAATTATTGAAAACGGAGTTATATCAAATTGGCAAAATGAAGTAGATTCATTAAAGAATGATCCTGATGCTTTAAACGAGCACTATCGTCAGTTCCCAAGGACCGAGTCGCATGCTTTTAGAGATGAGACCAAATCGTCAATCTATAACTTGACTAAAATATACCAACAGATTGACTACAATGATGGTATGTTACAAGATAGAGTTTTGACTCGTGGATTCTTTCATTGGAAAGATGGTGAGAAAGACAGTGAAGTTGTTTGGACTCCCGATAGGAATGGTAGGTTCTTGGTTTCTTGGATACCTGAAATAGCTTTACGTAATAAATTTATTTCTAAAAACGGAACTAAATATCCTTTGAACGAACACGTAGGTGCTTTTGGATGTGACCCTTATGATATTTCAGGTGCTACTTTTGGAGGATCAAACGGATCATTGCATGGACTTACTAAGTTTAATATGGATAATGCCCCATCTAACGCATTCTTCTTAGAATATATTGCTAGACCACAAACAGCTGAGATATTTTTTGAAGAAGTATTAATGGCTTGTGTATTTTATGGAATGCCTATCTTAGCAGAAAATAATAAAGCTCGATTACTTTATCATTTTAAGAATAGAGGCTATAGAGGATTCTCTATGAACAGACCCGATAAGCATAAGGCTAAATTGTCATTCACAGAAATAGAGATTGGTGGCATACCATCTTCAAGTGAAGATATGAAACAGGCCCATGCGGCAGGAATAGGCACTTATATTGAGAAATATGTAGGTTATGATTTAGAAGGTATTTATAGAAATCCTGATGAAATTGGTAACATGCCATTTACTAGAACTCTTATGGATTGGTCTAAATTTAATGTTAATGATAGGACCAAGTTTGATGCTTCTATAAGCTCAGGACTTGCTATTATGGCAAACCAAAAACATGTTTATTTACCAGAGAAAAAAGAGTCAAAAATAAGCATTAAATTTGCAAGATATGATAACAGCGGTTCAGCGAGTAGACTGAAAATAATATGAACGACCCTTTAATAATGATTAATCCTTCTAGCTTTCCAACGCAACTGGCAACAGATGCAGAGAAAGCATCTAAAGAATTTGGATTAAAAGTAGGACAGAGTATCATGTGGGAGTGGTTTGCTAAAACAGGCAACAACTGTAGGTACTATTCTCAATGGATTGATTTTCATCGCATTAGGCTATATGCCCGTGGTGAGCAGTCTATTGCTAAATACAAAGAACAATTTCAAGTTGATGGGGATATGTCACATATCAACCTTGATTGGACCCCCGTTCCTATTATTCCTAAGTTTGTTGATATCGTAGTCAATGGGATGAATGATCGTCTTTTCCAAGTTAAGGCATATGCACAAGATGCTATGTCAGCTGATAAAAGAAGTAAGTTTCAAGAAATGGTTGAGGCTGACATGGTTGCAAAAGAATTCTTAACTCAAGTAAAAGAAGAGTCAGGAATTGATGCATTTAATGTGCCTCCTCAAGACTTACCTGCTAATGAGCAAGAGTTAAATCTTTATATGCAACTTAAATATAAGCCTGCTATAGAGATTGCTGAAGAAGAAGCTATTAATACAATCTTAGATACTAACCACTATAATGATATTAGAAAAAGAGTCGATTACGATATTACAACCATCGGTCTTGGTATGGTCAAACATTCTTTTGTTCCAGGGACTGGAGTATCTGTAGAATATGTTGACCCTGCTAATATGGTATATTCTTACACGGAATCGCCAACCTTTGATGATTGCTTCTATTTTGGAGAAGTTAAACAAGTGCCGATTACAGAAATTATTAAAATTAAACCAAACATTACTACCGAAGAACTTGCGGAGATTCAACAGTTGGGTACAGCATGGTATAACTACTATGGTGTTCTTCGTCCTTATCGTAGTGATTTATTTAATCGTGATGTTGTTACATTAATGTACTTTAATTATAAGACAGATAAAACATATGTCTATAAGAAAAAGTATAATGATAACGGAGGCAATAAAGTAATCCAAAAGGATGAAAGTTTTAATCCTCCTGAAGGAACAGAAGAAAGATTTGAGCGTATAGAAAAACGCATAGATGTTTGGTATGAGGGAGTTATGGTCATGGGATCTCCTTACCTATTGAAGTGGGATCTTGCTAAGAACATGGTTCGCCCTAAATCTGCATCTCAATATGCATTGCCTCAATATATTGCTGTAGCACCAAGAATGTACAAAGGAGTCATTGAGTCTTTAACTAGACGTATGATACCTTTTGCTGACTTGATTCAACTTACTCATTTAAAACTTCAACAAGTTCTTCAACGTGTTGTGCCAGATGGTGTATTTATAGATGCCGATGGTATCAATGAGGTTGACTTAGGTACCGGGGCTGCTTACAATCCTGAGGATGCATTAAGATTATATTTTCAAACGGGTAGTGTTATTGGTCGTAGTATGACAGTCGATGGTGATATTAATCATGGTCGTATTCCTATTCAAGAACTTAATAGTAATAGTGGGCAAGGTAAGATTACTGCATTAATAAATGCATACAATCAATACTTATCAATGATAAGAGATGTAACAGGATTGAATGAAGCAAGAGATGCTTCTACTCCTAATCCTGATGCTTTAGTAGGTGTACAGAAACTAGCGGCTTTGAATTCAAACACAGCCACTCGCCACATCTTAGAAGGAAGTTTATTTATTACTAAGCGTTTGTCTGAGGCATTATCTTGCCGTGTAGCTGACATATTAGAATACTCTGATTTTAAAGAACAATTTGCTATGCAGATTGGTAAGTACGCTGTTGGTATATTAGATGAAATTAAAAATTTATACCTACACGACTTTGGTGTATTTATTGAAGTGTCTCCTGATGAAGAGCAACAAGCTCAATTAGAAGCCAATATTCAAATGGCTATGCAACGTGATCAAATATCACTTGAAGATGCTATTGATATTCGTCAAATGAAAAACTTAAAACTAGCAAATGAATTACTCAAAGTCAAAAGAAAAGAAAAGCAACGCATCGACATGGAGCAAGAGCAAGCAAAAATTAATATGCAAACTCAAGGCAACATTCAATCATCTCAAGCAGCAGCTCAAGCGGCTTTACAAAAATTTCAAGCAGAATCTCAAGCAAAAGCACAATTGGCTCAAGCTCAAATGCAATTTGATATTCAACGCATGCAAGCGGAAGCACAAATAAAAGAGCAATTGATGAGTGTGGAATTTAACTACAACATGCAACTTAAAGGTATGGAAGTTAGTCAAATTAAACAGTTGGATATGGATAAAGAAAAAGCCAAGGATGATAGAACTAAAATACAAGCTACACAGCAGTCAAAGTTGATTGAGCAACGCCAAAAAGACTTACCTGCTATGGACTTTGAATCAGAAGAAGATTCATTAGATGGCTTTAGTTTAGAGCAGTTTAATCCAAGATAAAATTATTCATTACTTTTGTGCAACTAAAATTTAATTTAAATGGAAAATTATCAAGTAAAGTTGGTAGACTTTGAAGAAAAGTCTGTCCAAGAAGTAGAGGAGACTTTACTAAAAGTACACGAGGAAAAGACAGGCATACCTCAAATTGAAGTAGCCGAAGAAATTAAGTTAGAGATACCGGCTGAACCCGACACAGCTAATGGAATCTCAGGAGAAGAGAAATCAACTCCACAAGTACCATCATTTGATGATGCCGACGTTCTTTCATATATCAAAAGCAAGTACAACAGGGATGTTAATTCCATGGAAGATTTGTTTAAGCCAGTTGAGTCTAATCAGGAATTATTACCTGAAGATGTTTCAGCATTCTTAAAATTTAAGAAAGAAACAGGACGTGGCTTAGATGACTTTTATCGTATTAATCAAGATTTTTCTAATGAAAAACCGGAGCGGTTAATCGCTACGTATTTAAAAGAAATGAACCCTGAGTTAGATGATGATGATATCCAATATGAGATGTCAGACAGATTCGCATATGATGAGGATTTGGATGAGGAAAGGGATGTCAAAAAGAAAAAGCTTGCATTTAAAAAAGAACTTACTAAGGCAACAAGGTATTTCGAGGATCAAAAAGAAAAATACAGAGCACCGATTGAGTCGATTGGTACACAATCTGTTTCTTCTCAAGATCAAGAAGAATTGAAGTCTTATAAGCAATACATGAGTCAGCTTACTGAACAACAACAGGAGCAGACTAAGAAGTCTGAATTTTTTGTTCAAAAGACAAACGAATTATTTACTAATGAATTTGAAGGTTTCAAATTTGGAATTGGTGATAAAGAGTTATCTTGGAAACCATCAAATGCAGATGACTTAAAAAATAAACAGTTGGACTTATCTAAATTCTTCAACAATTTTGTTGATGAAAATGGATACATTAAGGATGCGAAAGAGTATCATAAAACTATAGCTGTTGCTATGAACAGAGATTCATTTGCCAAGTTCTTTTATGAACAAGGTAAATCAGATGCTATTGATGAGTCTGCTAAACAAAGCAAGAACATTGATATGGGATCAATTCGAACAACAGGCCAACCAATAGATAAGGGAGGCTTAAAGATTACAGCTATGGATAATGATCACGGAAACAGACTTAGAATAAAATAATTTTCTAACCAAACAAAATTTAAAATTATGGGCTCAGTACAATCAGTACCTGGCTATGCTTTAACCCCTTCGGCGGTAAAAGCTACATTGCCATCAAACTACATTACCAACTTTGATTTCATGAACCAGTATCTTCCAGATACTTATGAGAAAGAATTCGAGCGTTATGGTAATCGTTCTATTGCATCTTTCTTGCGTTTAGTAGGAGCTGAGATGCCGTCTAACTCTGACTTAATTAAGTGGGCAGAGCAAGGACGTTTACACACTAAATATACTAATGTAACTACTACTGCTGTTGTAGGAGCTGATACAGCTACTTGGACAGTTAATAATGCTGGAGTTAATTGTAACTTCCGTGTTAATCAAACTGTATTCTTATCAGCTAATGCTGGGGCTGCTTCTGACAAAGCTGTTATTACTGCCGTAAACTCATCTGCTAATACTTTTACTGTAGCTTATTATGCTGGTGGTGGACAAACGATTGCTGCTTCTGCTGTTTCTACTGCATTCGTTTATGGTTCTGAATTCACTAAAGGATCAGTTGGAATGAGTGGGTCATTAGAGTCTCAAGATTTATTTTTTGAAAACAAGCCTATTATCATCAAGGACAATTACACAGTATCTGGTTCTGATATGGCTCAAATTGGATGGGTTGAAGTAACTTCAGAAAATGGTGCTACCGGATATTTATGGTACATCAAATCTGAGCATGAGACTCGTTTACGTTTCGAAGATTACTTAGAAATGTCAATGGTTGAAGGTGTTCAAGCTGAGTCAGGTGGTGGAGCTTTGGCTTACTTAACAGTTGCTGCTTCTCAAGTACAACCTGGTGCTGCTGGTACTGAAGGTTTATTTGATGCTGTTGCTACTCGTGGTAACGTATGGGCAGGTGGTAACCCTACTACTTTGGCTGACTTTGATGCAATCATCCAACGTCTTGACAAGCAAGGAGCTATCCAAGAGAATGTTATCTTCTTAAATCGTAAGTTTTCTTTTGATATAGATGATATGTTGTCTAGTCAAAACTCTTATGGTACTGGTGGTACTTCTTATGGTTTGTTTAACAACGATGAGAACATGGCTTTAAACTTAGGTTTTACAGGGTTTAAGCGTGGTTATGAATTTTACAAGACTGATTGGAAATACTTAAATGATGCTACTTTACGTGGTGGTATCGTAGGTGGTGCTATTAACGGAATCTTGGTTCCTGCTGGTTCTACTACTGTATACGATCAAATCTTAGGTAAAAATGCTAAACGTCCGTTCTTACACGTTCGTTACCGTGCTTCTGAGACTGAAGATCGTCGTTACAAAACTTGGATTACAGGTTCTGCCGGTGGTGCTCAAACTAGTTCTCTTGATGCAATGGAAGTTAACTTCTTATCTGAGCGTGCTTTATGTACTCTTGGTGCGAACAACTTCTTCTTGTTCGAAGCTTAGTAAAAATTTAGGGAGGGGGAAACTCCTCCCTTATTTTATTTTTAAAATTTAAATCTAAATCAAATGTCAAAAGTAAATATCCAGGACAAAATATATGTCCTAAAAAGAAAAACATTCCCTATGTCATTTATGTTGGCTGCGAGAAACACTTCTCGTAAACCATTATTATATTTTGACGAAACAACAAATCAAAATAGGGCATTGCGTTATGCTATTAATCAAAAGTCTCCTTTTGAGGATGAGCAAGATGGAAATGCTATTTTAGAACCAATTATTTTTGAAGATGGGTTATTAAGTGTTTCAAAGACTAATCAAGTATTACAATTGTTTTTAAATTATCACCCTGATAATAATGTTTTATTTGAAGAAGTAGATAATAAGAAAGATGCATCTGCACAAATTGATTGGATGAATGTTCAATTAGATGCTCAATTAGCAGCTCGTACCCTAGACTTACCAACTAAAGAAGCTATTGGTCGTATTCTATTAGGTACACGTGTTGATAATTTATCAAGCCAAGAACTTAATCGTGATATCTTAATTCATGCTCGTAACAATCCACAAGAATTTTTGGATATGCTAAACGATCCTGATTTACGCTTACATAATATTGCGGCAAAAGC